AAATGATTGAACAATTATCGGACACGATGTTGGAAGTTGGGGGTGGAAATTACTGCCCCCTTCAATTCCACATTGAATTAAAGGAATTGGCGGATATCATCAAGGACTTTCAAGACCAAATAAAACCCATTGCATTAACCGAAGCATCCAAATGGCATGGGCAAGTGTATTGTGGCTACGAAATAACCAAAAAAGCTGGTGGCGGAAGGTACAATTATGACCATATCCCCCAGGTTCAGGAACTTAAATTGGCATTGAAGGAACGGGAGAAACTCCACCAACAAGCGTACAAGACCATGAACCAAGGTTTATTCTTGAATGAGCAAACGGGCGAAGTATATGAACCCGCTCAGTACATTCAAAATGATGATACCATTCAACTAAAATTGGCAAAATGATAATTAAACTAACACAAACAAAGACAAATATTTGGGTTAATGTTAATCACATTACATACATAAACATCGACTATCCAACAAACATTACAAATATATTTGTTTTGGAATGTGATGATCCAATTCAAGTGATGGAAACACCTGATGAAATTATGGAACTAATTAAAAAGGCATGAAACAAGTCCTAAGAGCCATCGCAATCGTATTGGCATTGTATTTATGCACCGCGTTCATTAAATGCGAATACAACGCATCTAAATGGGATGAATCACAACGGGCTGCAATGGTTATGTTGTCACTTTTACTTATTGGGATACTTTATCTCAAAGAAGAATTAGATTAATAAAAAAGGGGTGGCATCGGCAACCACCCCTTAATCCTATGATATGACAAATAACAAGTACGGATTGATGCAAAGATAAGTATTTTTTGTATATTTGTTGCGTTAACTGGAATGTAGCAGATTCCGTATGTTAAAAGATTTTTACCCCGTTGGGTTGGTTGCACTGCTACTGCGCCATCCCGATGGGGTTTTTTAATTTATGATTTACAAAACAAAAACAAAAATTGAAAATCGTTGGGTTGTCATCAAGGTGTACGCAAATGGTGTGTATTGGTTTACTTATGACTTTTTAATTGACTTGGCAGAAATGATGTTGACTGAACATCTACCACACAAACGATGGGCATCAAAGAACTTGGATGAAATACGCCAAGCCATTGAAAAACATCTTAATGAGAATTGACATGGCTATTTTTAGGAAAATTCACACATCATTTTGGAGTGATCCGTTTATTCAGGACCTGGACAACGACCATCGTTTATTTTATTTGTATTTACTTACCAACGAACGCACAAAGCAATGTGGAATTTACGAAATCAGTAAGAAACAAATGGCGTATGAACTTGGATACAGTATAGATAAAGTATCCAAACTCCTTGCATACTTTATCAAAGTTGGTAAAATCCTTTATTCGGAAACGACAAAGGAGGTTGCATTGAAGAACTGGATGAAATATAATGGTTCAACATCCCCAAAAGTTGTAAGTTGCATAAAATCAGAACTTTACAGTGTTAAGGATAGAGTATTGATAGAGTATGTAAATGGTATGTATACTGCATCGCAAGAAGAACAAGAACAAGAAGAAGAAAAAGAAGAAGAACAAGATAAGAAATTTAAGAAACCAACCATTGATGAAATTGCTTTGTACATGGATGAACAAGGAATGGTGAATGTGTCCGAGCGTTTTTACAATTTTTACGAAGCAAAGGATTGGATGATTGGCAAAAACAAAATGAAGAATTGGCGCGCTTGTGTTATTACATGGAAAAAAGATAACATGAAGCCAGTTGAAATAGTAAAAAAACCAACAAAATATTTTAATGTTGAAGAATATGACAAAACACATTGAGGAATATGTATTAGGACAATTGTTGTTCTATCCACAAACACGGGCATTGTTACCACGGATTAATGCGGAATGGTTTGAAACTACATTGTATCGGAAGGCAATGAAGAACATGATAACCAATTATCATTCAAATGAACCCGTTGACTACATTACAACAACGGAAGGAATGAATCCAAAGGACCGCATGAAAATTATCGAAATTGGGCAGAATGTTCACGATGTTGCAAATGTTAGTCAATACATTCCCAAGTTAGAACACGCATATTTGCACAAAAAATTCATTGAAAACTTGGGCAAATTGGATTTGACAAAGAGTTTGAAAGAGTTGATGGATGATACTCAAACGATAATTGAATCAACACGATTTACAACCATCAACGATCCTGAATCCATTCATAAGATAAGTGCAAGGGCATTGGATAACATCACACAATCAATTGAACGAGGTGAACGCATAACTGGAAAGCCAACGGGTTGGTCAACTTTGGATAGGATATTGGGTGGATGGAATGCGGGTGATTTGATTGTAATGGCTGCACGACCTGGTATGGGAAAAACTGCATTGGCATTATCTCTTATTTATGAATTTTCAAAGTTGGGTGGCAAAAGTTTGATTATCAGTTTGGAGATGAGTTCCGAACAATTAGTTAAACGATACTTTTCACTTATCACCGACATCATGAATTACAAGATTCGCAACGCATCATTGAGCAAATATGAAGTTGAAAAACTATGCGATGCCGTAAACAAAAGCGATGTTGAGTTTTTTGTTGACCAAGAACCAAACGCATCATTGCAACAATTAAAAGCCAAAGCCAAAGTACACAAAGCAAAGCATGGATTGGAATTATTGGTGATTGATTACATCCAGCTCATGACGGGAACAAAGCAAAATCGCGAACAAGAAATTGCGGAGATATCCCGTGGACTTAAATTGTTGGCAAAGGAATTGAACATCACAGTGATTGTATTGGCTCAGTTATCACGGAAGCCCGAAGAAAGAGCAGATAAAAAACCATTGTTGAGTGACATACGGGAATCAGGAAGTATTGAACAAGATGCGGATGTAGTATTATTCCCTTTTAGACCTGCGAAATATGAAGAAACACAACCCGAAGTGGAAGATGCTGAATTGATTATTGCAAAGAATCGACATGGTGAATGTGCAACAATACAAACAACATACATAGGCAATAGAACACTTTACAAAGAAAATATGTCACCAACGCCATTTTAATAATAAAATAATTATATTTGTATTGTATGACACATAAAACAAAAACGGTGGTTATTGAGTTGTTAACTAAATACCCCACATTTAGAGATTCGGATGAACAATTGGTTGCATGGATTTGGGGTTTAGAAATGAACGCCAAGGGTTATTCAACTGGCGATTTCCCAACACAAAAATTCTTACGCATTTTGGCGGATGGACAATTAACATCAAGTGATTCCATCACAAGGATGCGGAGAAGGGTTCAGGAAGAATTTGTTGAACTGCGTGGTGAAAAGTATTCCAAGCGTCAAGCCAATCAAGAAAAAGTTAAAAAGGATTTGGGATATGGACAATAAACAACAAACGGCAGTGGACAGCCTATGTGGAAAGTTAGCAATGAAGTTAGGCATACCACAAGCAATTACTTTTTACATAGACCATCAAGAAGAAATCAGAGAAGCCAAAGAAATGGAGAAGGAAAGAATTGAAACTGCATACAACAAAGGAACAGTTCATGGAATTGATTATCCTGAAAGTACACTACCAATAACTGGTGAACAATACTACAACGAAACCTACGGAGAAAATAAAATATGAAAACAGCAATAGAAAGATTTGTTGAGTGGTTGGAAGAACACCACCCCGATGCAGTGCCATCACCCGAAGTATTACACCACCTAAAAAGGTTGGAACAAATGGACCAACAAATGGCATACAATGCAGGTTTCACAAAAGCCAAGTCATTGTACCTTGACGCTGAATGAAACATCTTGAAAGCCGTTTACAAATCAACTGCGTTAAGTGGTTTCGGTTGGCATACCGCCAATGGGCAAACCATTTGATTCATGTTCCGAATGGAGGATCACGCGATTTGAGAACGGCTCAAAGATTAAAAGCCGAAGGGGTATTGCCAGGTGTGAGCGACCTTGTGTTATTCATACCCAACAAAACACACCATGGGTTATTCATTGAACTAAAAATCAAACCAAACCGACAATCCACACACCAAAAGGAATGGCAAGAACTTGTGACAAACATGGGTTATAGTTATTCATTGGTATATTCGTTTGATGAATTCCAAAAAACAATAGAAGATTACATTGGTAACACTTGAAGCCATAGCGAAAAGACACACCGAATGGTTAAAGATTGCCAAT